TCCACATACTGGCATGCCAGTATGTGGAAATAATGTGCAAATAATGTTCAAAACATATTATGGCTGTGTAAGTCTTACTGGAAGTCCTGTATGTGGGAACAAGGTAACAAATATGTATAGCACATATGAAGGTTGTCGTAAGCTTACTGGTAATCCTGTATGTGGAAATAGTGTGGTTAATATGATGTATGCGTATAAGGATTGCGAAAATATTACTGGAATTCCAGTATGTGGAAATAATGTAACAAATATGTATGGGGCGTATATAAACTGTCATAATCTTACTGGTTCTCCAGTATGTGGGGATAAGATAACTAGTCTATCTTATACATATCATGGCTGCTATGGTCTTACTGGTAAGCCTGTATGCGGAAATAATGTAACGAATATGGCTTCTGCATATCGTAATTGCGATGGTCTTACTGGCTCTCCAGTATGCGGAGAAAAAGTGACTGACCTAGCTTATGCATATTGTAATTGTTATGGTCTTACTGGTAAGCCTGTATGCGGCAACAATGTAAAAAGTTTAGCTTATGCATATTATGACTGCGATGGTCTTACTGGCGCTCCTGTATGCGGAAATAATGTAACAAATTTGGCTTATGCGTATTATAATTGTTCTAATTTAGTTGGTACAATGTATTGTTACAACAACAATATTACAAATGTAAAAAATTGCTTTTGGAATAAAAATAATAGTAAAAGAATTATCATATATGCATATTATAATACAAAGACATGGAATGCTTTAACAACACAAAATGCTAATTCGTTATTTGGAGTTAGTGTTTCATTTGCGAGTAATTCTGTGTGTCATTATATTGCGAAACGTAATATCTATATACGTAGGTTATAATGCTGTTATAAAAACAATATGAATTCAATTTTATAAAAGGAGAAAATGATATGAAAAGATATAATAAAAAGATTGATGTAATTATTCCAGCTTACAATGTGTCAGACAACATTCTTTTTAGATGCTTATCATCTATTGCTTGTCAAGATATTGTTGAAGATATTGAGGTTACGATTGTAGACGATGCGTCTACCAAACAAAATTATCATAAGGTTGCAAAAAATTTTGAATCTATTATGAAAGTTAATATTTTGCGTTATGAAACAAATGGTGGTGCTGGTGTTGCTCGTCAATATGGACTTGACAACACATCGAATGGATATGTAACATTTATTGATGCTGATGATACTTTTAATGGAGCTTTCGCATTGAAAGCTCTTAAAAAAGGCATTGAAATGAACAACGGCTTATATCATATGTGTGTAGGCGTGTTTGATGAAATTCATGAAACAGATGTAAATCCAATGGATGCGCCTATTTTAATGCCACATGAATATGATATGGTATGGATGTTTGGTAAGCTTTATAGACGAAGTTTAATAGATAAATACAACATTCATTTTCATGAAACTTCTCGTGCAAATGAAGATAATGGTTTTAACACAATGATTCGTCTTTGTTTATCAGAACAAGAACAAATTAATTTCATACCAGCCCATGTTTATTATTGGCATGAAAACTTAAATAGTATTACAAGAGCTAATGATTGTCAGTATAGTTATGGGAGTTCTGAACGTGATAGTTTTTATGGATATGTTGAAAATATGATATTTGCAATTAAAGAAGCTAGAAAACGTGCTCCATATAATGGAATGATTACAATGTTTGCCGTAGATTGCATGATTAATATTTATCAGTATTACATTGAATGCTATGCTCGTGCAAACGAACATGCAGAAACAAACTTTAAATGGTGTCAAAGATATTATGATGAAATATATAAATATTTAGAAAATGATATTTCTGAAGAAATTTTTGCACAGCAATATAATAATGTTATAAGAAATGCTTATATGGGTGACAAGATGAACGGAATCATCCCTTGTATGAGCATTTTTGAATTTTTAGAAAAACTTAAAAATAGTACTGAGATTGAAACTCAGGATAAATAAAGGAGGAATTTGAAAATGTCAACAGCAAATACAGGTTGGTTAAAAGATAACAATGGAGAAAAATTCGCTCCTAAAACTTTAAGTTCTCAGGTTATAACTGAGAGCGGAGAAACTTTAAATAGTGTACTTGATAATTTAGATGATGTAAATAAAATGGGCGACTTCATTGTTGAAGAAGCAACTAGTGGCGAATGGACTTTTAGAAGATGGAATAACGGATATTTAGAATGTTGGTGTAGCGAACAAGTTACTATAGCAGCTAATCCAACGGCATGGGGAAACTCTTATATAATTAAAGGTTCGGCAATTGACTATCCTTTTGAATTTGCCAGAAGACCAGCTCAATCAATTAGCCTTTACACTGCTGATGGTAGTTACTGGGTAATACCTAATTATAATACAACAACATCTACTGGTACATATTATTGTGCAAGACCTACGACAATGTCAACCGCAGTAACTGGGGTTGTATCGTTTATAGTAAAAGGGTCATTAGTTTAGAATTATAATGGGGGTTTAAAATGATTTCAATAGAATTATTAAATAAATATAATATGGTTAGTTTGGACGAGTACAAAGAAATGTTCGGGGACACTATGGATACAGAAATAACATTCTACACCACCTTCTTAATTCAAACAGACCACATACCAAATAAAATAATTGAAGCTCAGATTATGGGAAAAGAAATTGGTGATTATACCGAAATCTTGAATTGCAGAGAATATTGCAGAGAAAAAATTAATGAATTAAAATAATAATTTTAAGTGGCAGTGTTGAAAAATACACTGCCATTTTTTAGATAATGATTAATCATGAATGAAAGGATGGTGGTATTATGGCAAGCGTAAGTTTATCTTCTAACTCTTATGATGGTCGTTATTATAAATTTACAGTAACTCAATCTGGGACATCTACTACCGTATCATGGAAGTTTGAAGTTTTAGGTGGAAGCGATAATTATTATACTGCGAGTCCAATTAATTGTACTATTAATGGACATAGCGTTTATTCTAAAGATACTATAACAGATTATACAACTCATGCGTTTCCAGCGGCAAAAGGTTCTAAAGAAGGAACTTATAATATTGGTAGCTATGGCTCTTTTAAAGTTGTATTGTCTGGAAGACCGTATTATCATACAGCAACTACGGAAGAAAAAACTCTTACACTTGAAAAACCGACATACACCATTTCATATAATGCAAACGGTAGCAATGTTTCTGGTGTACCATCAAATCAAACGAAAACATATGGAACAGCATTAAAATTAGACACTAAAATTCCAACAAGAACTGGCTACACTTTTAGCAAATGGAATACAAAAGAAGACGGTAGTGGTACTAGTTATAATGCTGGCGCTAATTATACAGCTAATAGCGCTGTTGCGTTATATGCTATTTGGACAGAAAATATATTTACTGTAAATTACTATAGTAACTATGCTACTTATGGTGCTTATCAGGGAAGTGCATTAAATGTAACTTCGAATACAAATATTAAGGTTGCGGAAAATCAATTTTTATACGATGATTCATATACAAACGGATTATCTAATGTTCAGAATACATCGTACTTGTATCTATCAAGAATTGGTTATACTCCTACTGGATATTGGGGCACTTCTACAAGCGGTGGAACTTTAGTAAACGAAGCTACATCATATACTGGCGAGTCACTTGCTAAAGCGTTTGGAAAAACCATTGCAAATGGTAATGATTCTATTAATGTATATCCTCAATGGAACAAAAATGTATATAAGTTTAACTATGATTCTAATGGTGGTAGCGGATATATAAGCCAGCAATCTGTAGAATGGTTATCCACTTTTACTTTATCGGATAATGTCTTTAAGCGTGAGGGTTATAAGTTTGTTGGATGGCACGCTCGCAGAGATAAAGATATGACTTGGTATGTACCAAATGTTGGATGGCTGACCGATGATGAAATTATAGCAAATGGCTATACAAAAAGATTATATGAAAATCATGTAGAGCTTATATTTGGAGATTCTTGGGTTAGCGGTGATGAATATTCAATAAGTGAATATACTATGTTTGCGGTTTGG